TCTCTTTCTAAGTAATCCTTAGCTTTTAAAAGGTCACTTAATTCACTTTGTTTCTTTCCTGCTCTAAACACATACTTTATTATATTACCCCTGTTAAAAGTTAATTGATAGTCGTGTATTACATCTATTAAGTCGTAGTCCTTGCCACAATCATAATGTGTTTCTGTGCTTTTCATTAGTTGTTTAAAAAATTAGTTAGTTTTTCTTTCCAATCTTCAGGTATCATATCCATTAAATCTTCTATCTCAAATGCTTGTAATTCATCAACTACTAAAGCAGCATTTAAGTTGTCTGTGTGTTGTGCTAAGTAAGCTACATAAAAGCCATCTTCCCAACCTATTTGAATTTTATATGTCATTACATATTCATTTTTACGTTAAAAGCAGTATGTCCACCGATGACAATACCAACTCCAATAGCTTCTTTTTTACCACCTTGCATGTAGCCCATTGCATAACTCTTGCTATCTATCCCAGAACCTACTGCCATAGCAAATATTGCTCTTGTTTTACCAAACATCCATTCTACATACATATCAGTATGATAGTGTCCAGAAACAGTTGAAACCATATCTCTCTTTACTGCCATTCTTGGCTTACCACTTTTATCTCCATGAACGTATCTAACTCCATCGTAATAAACATCAGTTACAAAATTCCATTTAGGAGTTTCTAACACTTCGCTAAACTCTTTAATCCATTTACTTGGTATGTTTGACGTTTGTGCTTTTCTAATTATAATTCTGTCGTGGTTACCTAAAGTTACATCAGCATCTGGAAAAGCCTTATACCATTTACTTAGTTTTTCAACAGCTTGTTCTAACTCATACTTCCCTCCAAGTCCATCAGCAGATGATTCGTGATAAGAACTATAATGATTATCAATCACGTCACCAATAAATACCACCTTATTACAGTTGTATTTAGCATAAGCTTCTTTACAAAACTCTAAATAACCATCTAAACAGAAAGGTTCGTGTAAATCCCCTATAACTAAAACTCTATTTTCTTTTTTAGTTAAGTTCTTGTAAGCCTTTAATAACTTACCTTTGATTCTTGGTCTAAAATCACTCATTATACTTTCTCTTTATAGTTAGCAAACTTATCTAAATCCTCTATAAGATGACGTGGCTCATCTATTTTAACAGTCCAACTACCTCTGTAGTCTTTAAATGTAATCTCTGTGTACTCATCGTCTTTAGTAGTCTTTTTGACGTTTTTAATGTCCCATGTTGTTTTCATTTGTTATTGCTTTAATTGTTTATTAATCTCTTTAAATTCCTCTATTGTAAGAATAACCTGGTTTATATCAAACTGATTAATAGTAACACAGTTCTTATCAATTTTATAATCTGTTATTTGATTTAGTTCTTTATACATTGTGTTTGTTTATATAGTTTAACTTATTAATTCTCGCTTCCTTTTCAGCTTTAACTAACTTTTTAAAGTAATCGTCATTATTATACAGCTCTTTTGTGTCTGGAACAACACTATCAGATATAACATCTACGTTTTGTTTAAGAACATTCAATATTTGATTATAATGCCCTAACGTAGTTTTAAAGGTTATATTAAATGTTCCTATATCTTCTTTGTTTATCATTTTAATATTATTTTGTTTTGACAAAGATATGATTATTTTTCATATATCTCCAAATATTTTTTAATATTTTTAATATATCCTTCAAAACAGCTAACACAATTAGTGTTTTTAACATTAACTCTAAACACGTGATTGTATATTTTAACGAATCTCTCCCTATCATTAAAAGGAAATTTTTTCATTTTAATAAATTCCTTTACAAAAGGGTAGTCAGATTCCTCTATGCAATTAACTTTTCTTCTTTTCCATAATGGAATCTTATTAAACTTTTTCTTTCTTTCATCACAACCACAATCATCAACAAGAGCATCAACCACTTTCTTAATGCCTGTAGCTTTAGCAATCTTCTCCACAACATCTCCTAATCCAATAGTGGTATTCTCTTCTACGTTCTTCTGTAGATTCTTAAAATCTTCCTTAGATTTAAGATATTGCTTGTATTCTCTATAATCTTTACTTCTCTTATCTATGGTATTATAGTAACCATTTTTTTCTAAATCTTCGTAATATTTGTTATCTTTCATAATTTATTTATTTAACATTGTATAATCTTCATTGTAATAGTCCTCCAAATCCTCTAAGAGCAGTTCTCTTAACTTTTCTTTATAATTTAATACAGAGTTATGGATTGATGATAAACCTATCTTAGAACCCTTGCTAATCTGTCTTAAACTCTGTCCTCTAATAAAGTAAAGGTCAAATAGCTTTTTATCATAAACTTCCCATGAATTTACCATATCGTAAATCTTATCAATTAAAAATCTAAAATAAGCATTTTCATCCAGAATATCATTTAAGCTGTCTAAATCTTCTGTATACTCCTCTGTATGCTCCTCTGTTTCAAATAAAGGATATATTGAATAAGTATTAGCTTTCTTTAGATAGCTAAAATACATATTTCTTAAAGTTGTATAAACAAAATATCTATTTACATCATCATTATACATTATTCTATCTTCATCTTTTACAAGATTATGTAATCTTAGATACATATTTTGTACTATATCTTTAGCTACATCTAAATCACAACCTAAGTTTATGAGCATCTTAATCCATAAATCGTGGTGTTTGGCTAATTTTTCTAACATATTTCTTTTATAGTTATTTCTACTCTTGGGTTAATTTTATCTAATTCTGTTGGTAATATGGTTTCAGTTTTTACATAATCATCATTATCGTCTATCCAGCACTTATATTCTGTTATAGCATCTAATAAGAATTTACTTACTACAGAAACAACATTCATCTTATCTAATTTTCTGTTAGTTTTTTTAAATACTTTGTATGTTACTTCTACAGGTGTCTTAATAGTAAGGTCCTGTAATTGTTCTCTTAACAGTTCCTTATATAAAATCTTAGCATCATTACTTATTCTGTGATGTAAATTTCTATAAGTGTTCATATTTAAGTAAACTTTTTTATTTGCCTTTGTCTTTCTTGGAAGCTCTACAAATAATGGAGATATTATCTTATGATTCATACTGTAAACATACAAAAAACATAGATGATATTATTGTAATTTAATTAAAAGTTTTCAACATTTCGTAAAAAATACTTGACTATTAAAAAAATTTATACTAACTTTGCATCTTAATAAGATATATTATTAGTTTTATAATAGATAAATTATATAAAATTTTATATAAAATAATATAATAATAATATAATAAAAATAAAAAAATTTATACAATACAGGTTAGCTATGTTCATAAATGAAGTAAATATATTTTAATTAAAATAGTTGTTTATTAAAGTATATTTTTTGCATAAAAAAAGGAAAGGCTTTTGAACCTCTCCTTTGAAAACAATGAAAATTAAAAAGTTAATTACTTTATGTATTTATCTACTAATCTTCTTGCAAAACTTCTAAAGCCTAAAACATCAATAACAATTGCACCTAATACGTATTTATACCAATCAGGGAGTTTATCTAAATTTTCATAAGAAATTCTAATGTCATCAGCTAAATTTGTATAATTAGATTCTTTAAACGCTATAATAAAAGGAGTTATAGTAGCAATAAATACAGGTATTAAAAATAAATAAGTAATAACCTCATCTTTAAATGTCTTACTTTTTTGTTGTGCAGTAATTAAATCAATTTGATTGTCGCTATCTGTGTTAGACATAATCCTATCAACATTAGCTTTTGTTTGTGCTTCTATAATAGCAAAATCTTGCTCTTGCTTTAATGTTTTTAGTTTAGCTCTATTTTCTAAAGCATTTTTACCAATACCTAATAAATCTGCTATTATGTTAAATATTCCCATACTACTATTTTTTTCTTTTTTTTATTTTTTTTATTTTTTTATAAATATTATAAATAGCAACTATCATAAAATACACTATAAATATTGCTAAACCTTCCATTTTAGTAAGTCCAAATTACATCTTTACTTTTTCCGTTATCCAAATCTACGTGGATAAATGTATCTGCAATACCTATTCTTGTAAATCCAACCTCTAACAAAGCATTTAAGACAATAAAACGTTGTCTGCTATTAGTAACACTAATATCTACTGCAAGTCCCTTTAAATGGCTTGAATTAGGCTTACCACCTATTTTAGCATTATGTTCAGGGCTTCTATATGCTGAATTAATTACAAATGGAATACCTGCTCTTTCTCTTGCTTCGTCTAATTTTAATAAGAAAGTTTTATCCATCTTATCTAAATTATCTAATTCTTTAAAATATTTTGTCATAGCTTATATTTTTTATTCTTTTTTAAAGAGTGATTGATTTTTATTGAGGTATACATTATTGAAATAACAAGTAATATTATTTTTAACACCGTTTCAATATTAGATAAACTTAAAGTAAAACTTAATATGTTTAAAATAGCTAATTTTATATCTTGTTCATTCATAACTTATCTTAATAAATCGCCAATCTCGTTGCCAACTGCTTTAAATCTTTCTAAATTTCCTTTAGGGTCTTTTAAGTAATTTCTCAATCTTACATTATCTAATGGACTTACATAATCAACTCCTATTAAAGCTAATATTTTACCATTTCTATA